TATCTGCCATTTTATTATCCTATATTAATATGTACCTTTCCACACTCGTAGTTTATCAAATTCACCACTGAGTATTTTCTTTTTTACGACTTCTTTTCTTGCTTCGATGTCGCCCCACTTGATGCCCATCTCGTCACACCATTGTTTAATAAGGTAGATAGGGATTGTTCCAACCAACTTACTCTCACCCAAGCCATCTATTTTTTGGCTTCTTAACTGCTCTGCTCTTTGTAATGCAGGGTTAGCGGTGTGAATTTTCTCGACAATTATCTTGTCGTTCTTATAGTCTATGTGGACTTTTTCACCTATCTTCACTTGTAATTCCTTTTGTTAAAAAAGAGTGGCTGTTCACATTGACCACTCTCTCTAGTAACTTCTATTAAGAAGTAGTACAGTCTGCCACTAAACCTGATGCTTTCTCATTCTTAGAGATAAGCGTAAGTTCAGTAAGAACTTGACGTTTAGTGTTATCACCTGTCTTCGCAAGTGCTGTGTTCTTAGTTGCGCGTAATACGCCACAAGCCCACATATCGCTTTGCATGATGAATACATCACGACCACGATTCTCACGAGTTGGAGTGAACTCTACAGTACCCCACGGTGTTACATAAACATCCATGTGATTAATAACACCTTCACTCGCTGCCTTAACAGTTGAGCGTTGATTGTTATTACCTGCAAAGCCTAATGCCTTGTTCATTTGGAACGCTGACAAGTAAACAGTATCAGGACGACCACCGTTTTCCCAACACTCTTGCATTGTCAAATCGAAATCAGTCTGTGTAAACACAGTTTGAGTTCCATCTGTACGTGCAGTTGCGCCTGGTACTGTACCTGTAGGGTTAGCGCCTGATGTACCAACATTATTCACGTTAGTTGTCATAAACGAACCTACACCGCCTAACTCACGAGCCGCTGATGCAGAACCTGCAACACGCGCGTTGTTATCAAACAATGCTTTCTCGATGTCTAACTTTTGCTCTTTAGCAATCTTTAGAGTTTGGTAAGCCATTTCAGTTGCTCTACCTGCCTTATCTAAACCTGAATCAGTATCAGGAATAATTACAGCATTCTTAAAGATTTGCGTGTAGTTACCTAGACGTGCTGTTGCTGTCATTGCATTTGCAGTAGTATCGTCACCTTCAATGTGAGCGTTAGCCGCTGATGAACGTAATGAATCTGTCTGCCACTCGTGTAAAGTGTTAGATGCACTTACTTTTTTTGCTGATGAATAAAAAGGTGTTTCTTCAGGGGAAATGTCGTAAATTACGTTTTCCAAGTCCTCACGAATACCTTTTGCGTCATAACTATCAAATGTATTTGATGGTTGTGCCATTTTAGTTTCTCCTATTGAGTATTATAATATTAAGCCAAGAGCGTCTTCAATGCTACCTGTCTTCTTGAGTTTTGCCTGTTGGCGTTTACGAACTTTAGTGTTTGAGTCATCCATTCTCTTTGACCCTGCCTTTACGATAGGTCTTGCTTTCTTAGTCTTAGCGACTGCCTTAGCCTTTCCACTCATAATGTCACGGTATTTCATAGCATCATGTAAAACCTGTATTGCTCTATGGTCCATCACTTGTCCGATTTCCTCGGCTGAATAACCATAATGCTCACGTCCTACTTGCACTAATCTTTCCTTGATTTTACCTGCTTTATTAGAGTCGGCAAATTCAGGAATCTTCTGTTGGAGTGTTTGCATCTCTTGCTTTAGATAAGTCTGTTTAGCAGTCTTTTCTGCTTGTGAGTTTTGACTACTCAGTTGCTGAAATTGTGCCATCTTATTATCATAAGCCACCTTTCTCTCATCAAAGTTCATCTTTTCTTCCATATAACCGATAGGGTCACTGTCAAAAAGTTCTCTTGATGGTGGAGTTGGTGCTTGTGCAATATTTCCTTGTTGAAGTTCTTGGAATAGTTGCTGTACTTGCTGTCGTTCGCTTAATAGGGCTGAATAGACTTGCTCTGCTTCTTTACGTTGCGTTGCAGCCTCTTGCATCCCTTTTTGGACGTATTTCTGTCCGCTATAGCCTTGCTTTAGTTCATCAAGCGTTACTTCTACTTCATTACCGTCAATTTTGACTCTAATGTTAGAAGGCGCATCTTGAACGGCATCCTCTACTTGGTCGTTATCGTCCAACTCTTCTGCTGATAATTCAACATCCGAGTCTTCTTCTGAGGCTTCATATTCTTCTGTGTCAGATTCAGCAGTTGCTTCGACTTCTTCAGTCTCTACCTCTGTTGCCTGAATTTCCTCTGATACAGTTTCATCTCTTTCCTCTTCATTCGTAGCAATTATGCTATCTATGGCATATTCAATACTACCATCATTTATAGTTTCAGTCGTTTCCACGGTGCTGTTCCCCTATATTATTTACGTTTACGCTCACTAATCTTATGGTCGTCAATGACGCTTTCCATATAACTCGTGATGCTATCTAGCGCACGAACAATCTCATGCGCCCCATCTCGCTCTTCCGTAGTGGAATGAGCATCCATGAAGACCAATACTTGCCTCTCCATGACTTCAGAAACAACGTCTTTAAAAGTGTCGTCATTCATCAATGTCTTTATCTTAGCAGATTTCTCGGCTACATTCACTAGAATCTTCCACCTGTTACAGCCTGAGCAGGATTCTGTTGAGGGTATCTAGGTGTGTTTTGCATCTGCTTAATTCTCTCAATATCAACTCTTGTACCGTGGTCGCCTAGAATCTTAGCAGTATCAACAACTAAGTCTTGGTCCATTTGGTCGCGTTTACGGTCATCATCAGCAATAGCCTTCTGTGCCTGAATCTCTAGTTTAAGCATATCTGTCTGAGACTTGGCTTGTGCTTTAATAGTCTCTGCTTGTACAATCGCTTGTGCTTCAGGTGAGGTAGCAGGTTGTTGTTGTGCTTGAGCCTGTTGCTGTTGTTGAATTAACTGTTGTTCTTGTTCAGGTGTCATAGGGCTAAAGTATCTGTCAGCGTTTCTTACGCCTGACAATATCAACATATCTGCCATTGTATTACGCATACCTGTCATAGTGACAAGTCCGTTACTTGGACCGTAAGCACTCCAAATCTGCATCTGAGTTTGTAATGCTTGATTAAGTGCAGCCTGTTTCATTTCTTCTTTACCTGTGCCTAAACCTACATTTACAGTCACATCCATAGATGTATTCCATGAACGAGGGTCAATCGGTACATAATTACCGTTCAGACGCATCATAGTCTCTTCACAAGAGTTTTCTACCATAAGTTTAAGGATTAACTTAAACAGACGTTTCATGCCACCCTCGGCAAGATTTCGAGCCATGACCTCAATCTGACCTGCTCCTGCTTGGGCGGTTAATTGTGCGGCTGTTGCTGTTGTATTCTGTAGAGCATTTGGGTCTAATCCCATACTTGCTTTAGTAACACCTGTCTTAACCTGAATCTCGTCATCTAAGTATTGCATCGCACCTAGAGTCTGACCTGCGACAAACGGAATAGCATTAACTTGAATAGCGCCTTGTGTCTTAACTCGTCTAATAGAACCGATTTCATTGTTCATGATGTCGTCCATGTTTACTTGACCTTCAACAACGTCTATAGAAGGGTTGTTAGTCAAAGCAACATTATCCATCATGCCACGTAACATAGCAGTTGAGGAGTCTTGGTCGTTCATGATTAAATCAGCAATAGAGCGTCCGAAGAATGTATGTGGTTCAGGGTCAATTTCAAATACTGCGAAAGGAACATCTCCCCAAGGCTCATAATCTAATAACTCTTGATTACCACCACCAAGGATAAATCGGTGCATGGTTGCCTGACCTGTTCCATAGACATCCATCTTCATGTAAGCCTCTGTTACTTCTACAAGTTTCATTGAAGGGTCTTGAGTTTGCTCTTCATCGTCATCTGAGTAACCTTTACGTTCAAACGCTTCTGCATCTGCGAATGTATCGTCTGTAGAGTTTCCTGATAATTCAGACACCACATCGAACTCGTAGCCCATTGCGACCAAGTCACCTACTCTCATTTCTGTTTTGTGGGCGACAACGTATGCGTCTTCAACACTCTTAGCGTTTCTATCAACATAAAACTCTTCAGGTGGTACACTTTCAATACACAATTTACCTGAGTCTTTCGTATGACTAATCTTTAATGTGTACTTAGGCATCTCTACTTCCATGCCAAACTCATCTGCTGACATTTCCATTTCAGTAGATTGTTCAATAACAGTTACATCGTCATCATTAACAATAACAGACATCTCTTCCTCTGTGAGGTTTGAGTATGTATGAATTGTAGCCTCTGAGTAATCTTCCCAATATGTCTTCAAAATACCTACTTTCTTAACTAAGGCATCATGAATAGCATCGTTTAATAGGGTAAATCCGTTTAATTCGTTGAATCTATAATGAGCAAACTTAGTCGCTGAATCTGCATTTGATACATCTTCTTGACCTGAAGGAACATACTCAACAGGGCTTTCAGAAGATAAGAACACTCTCATTAGGCTTGGTTTGATAGCACGTACTGTATCACGTACTTTAGTTGCTACAATCTTAGAGCGACCTTCTTCTTCACCAATGTCAGTCTCACCATCAAAATAACGCTGTGCTTTGATACGGTCTTCTGATATTTCACTCTC